TCAATCACATTCATCTGGCCTTCAAATTCCGGCTTGTCATCAATCTTGATTTCGCCGTATACCGGGCAATATGGAACGTTGTAAAGCTTTATGTAGTGAAGAACGTCTTGCTCTGTCCAGAAAGACATTGGCTTGGATTTGGGGTCTTTAGAATCAAAAGCGTTGCAACCTGTCTTTATCCATCCGTCTGCCCTTTGTTTGCTTTCACAAGCCATAGTTGCCATGATTGTTTTTCTTCCTGTTGCGGCCTGATATTTGTGCAGTGGATTCTTTTTCATCACATCACAACACTTGTTTGAAATCTTGAAATCTGAATCAACCAAAGCCATCAACTTTTTTGGAACAGGCATGAATCTATATTCATTGCCATCTTTCTTCCCCAAACGCACACCGTGGATGTATTCTTGGTACTTCTGCATATCTCCGCGATTTTTGGCCTTTCTTCCGTACTCAATATTCAATGCAATGCGTTTGCTGCCAACCGGATACCCATACTTCTTGATAACTTCATCAAACCGCATTTCAGGGCGGAGAATTTCAACGTCCGTATTGAAGCAATCCCATTTACCGGCTTTGACATCCCTGACAAACTGCCGAATCTCTGGATATTCAAGCCCAGTGTTGACAAACACTGCCGGAACATCGGAATACATTGAATCCACAATGTGCTTCAAAACCGTGCTGTCCTTGCCGCCGCTGAAACTGACATAAACCTGACCGTCAAAAGCGTCATACCATTCGCGGATTCTGCGTTTGGTCATCAAGATTTTTGCTGTCAGCGGGAGTGACTGCATCTGCTTCAAATCGCCCTTTGTGTGCTTTGACTCAGATGACAAGGTCATCCACCGCCTTTCTGAAGTGCATATCAAGGCAATCTTCACAGTAGTATTCGCCGTTGATCTCATAGCAGAAATCATCTTCTATGGGATCATCGCAATAGCAGCACACGGGCAATTCCTTCAGCCGCTTTTGCTGCTCCCGGTCATGTACTTCAAAGAAGTCAAGCATGTCCATCATTGAAATCACCCGCCTTTTGAGAAAACACCGGCGTTAAAAAGGTTTGTCATAATGTACTGCACGACCGGGACAACAATGGAGTTTCCAGCCTGCTTATAAAGCTGCGAGTTGCTGTTGACAGCTTCGGCTTTGGTAAAATCGGAATCGTCAAATCCCATCAGTCTGAAGCATTCTTTTGGTGTAAGTTTTCTGATTCTCATGTTTTCACTCACAATTTTTATCTCCCTTCCACCACCGGAAACGACTAATAATGTTGGAGAAATGCCCGTTGGAGAGTAAACCCTATTCATTTGATCGTTTCTGTAATGGTTCAAATTACCCGCAACGATTATGTTAGGATGATCATTCATCTAAAATGCATTCCTCCTGCACAACAGATTGCTGCACATCAATAACCATTGGCACATATCCACCACCGCACCCCATTGATGAAGTAAGTGTTGTGCAAATTCCATCTTGCTTTACACTTTGATTTTTCTGCATACCGCCAAGAATAATGTCTTTCATATTTTTAACTTGCAAAGGTTCATCAAATAAATCTGTTACATAGTTTGATGTGCCGCTTCGCTGTCCTTCTGCGGACCTGCATCCAATTGTGTTTGCTATTGTTGGATTGATATAAGAGCCGTCAACACTGTCTGAAAAACCAATACCCTTTGCTTCTTTAATCATGTTAAACGCATAATTGAACATTTTTTCTGAAAGATAGAATTTTTCATCAACTTCATCTTCCAACATATCCTTCAGCCTTAATTCCAAAGGGAAGCCATTAGGGAATTGGAAGCAGCCTGTGTCAATGTCTTTTCTGATGCTGACAATGAAAACGCGCTCACGGTTCTGTGGAATGCCGAAATCCTTGGCGTTCAACACCTGCCAATAGTTGTTGTACCCGGCAGCTTTCAGCGAATCCAATACGATCTTGAACTGAACCGCAAACTTCTTGGATGTGAGGTTCTTTACATTCTCCGCTATGGCAACTCTCGGCTGTGTTTGTTCGATAATACGCAAGGCTTCAAAGAACAGGCCTGACCTCGTTTGCGTTCCATCTGCATTGAACAAGCCCTTCTGTTTTCCGGCAAGGCTGATGTCTTGGCATGGAAAACCGTATGTAATTAGGTCGATGTCATTGGGTAGCTTCTTTTCATCGACTTTTGTGATGTCTCCGATGTTCATTGATTCCGAAACGCCGTGAATTGCTGAATAGGACTTGGAAGCGTATTTGTCAATTTCGCAGAAGGCAACCAGTTCATACGGAACGCAAAGGTTGTCCAACGCTTTTTCAAACGCACCGATTCCACTGAACAGGCTTAACACCTTCAATCGAACGCGCCCCCTTTCGCTGCCACTGTGAACAGCTTGAACAGCCCCAAGGCTACCCATATCAGGCCAACAAACAGGCTCAACGGCTCATTGCTTATTAGCAAGGTCAGCACGGTTGCGGCGATTAAAATTAGCTTGCCGAGCTTTTTCAAACTCAATCGAAGCATTTGTAAACAACTCCTTTCTTTTTTCTTTTGTGTCGGTCAGCGCCCCAGTCCACACACGCACACGCGCCTTTTCGCTTTCGTAGGTGCAAAGCAGTTCACCCGCCATTGTGATGCTCCTTCCTCAAGTCAAGAATTCTTGACTTTTCGCGTAAAAAAATATTCGGCATTTTCCGCGAGTGGGATTCCAAGAACTTCACACGCCTTCGCGATTTCTGAAGTTTTCCACTCAAGTTTCCCGTTCAGCCTATGGGAAAGCGAAACCGTGTTCATTCCCATTGCTTCGGCAAAAGCTTCCTGAGTGCCGAACACCTCACGGATTTTGCCACGCAGTTTTGAATAGCTCATTCATATCAGTCCTTTCCTATATATTGACCTGCCATCATCAGAGCCGTGACGGTCATCCCACGGCTGACGGTCATTAGACCGTTTCGGCTTTATATTCGATAACGATGCCGTGTTCTCATTCGCCCAGCGCTGCGCGTGTGCCTTGCTGGTCGGGATTCCGCCGCGCTCGATGGTGCCGTCCTTATTCACAAGGGCAACCTCATATTTCTGCATGTTGTCACCTCCCCTGAACTTCATCTGTCCAATTCCTGACCTCCGGCCAGTTGGACGCCATCACGCAGAGTGCGGAATAAACGCCTTGCCACATCGAACGGCGGATATCTTCTATCTCGGTCTCGGTATATATGTCCGTGGTATACGTTCGCATCCTGCGCTCTACTTCGTCGGCTATGGTCTGAATCTGCTCCTTGTTAAATTCAAACTGGCTCATCTTCTTTTCTTCCTCTCTGCTTGACACTCTGGCGCTCTGAGCTTTGAGCACCAGTCGGCTATATTCGCCACTGCCGACAATATGCCGCCATGCGATGGCTTTAGCAGCGATTTTGTCATTGGCTTCTATCTTCTCGGTCTGACTCCAACCCCGGAATTGCCCGGTTTCGTCATCACGCGCGTCAAATGATGTATGGACTGTATAAAGCATTTCAATTTCCTTTCTGCCTGTCGGCTTTGTGTTCAGCTCTTCACATATCGGTCAAGTTTTCTTGACTTCTTGACTATAATATACGCTCGGCACGGCGGTTTGTCAATAGCTTTTTTCAAGTTTTCTTTACTTTTTTTAATTCCTTATTAAATAAATGTTGACTTTCGTTTATTGCGGTGCTATTCTCATTTTGTACCAATCAATAGGATGTGATTAAAATTAAAAACTTTGGAAAAATTGCAGAATCTTCGGTCAGATTGAAGGAAGCTTTGAGCTTACGAAATATGAAGCAAGTCGAGCTTGCGGAGCGGACAGGGATCAGCAAGCAATCAATTAACTGCTATGTGTCGGGAAAATATGAACCGAAGCAAGAAGCCCTTTATAAAATGGGTAAAGCGCTTGACGTGGCCGAAATGTGGCTTGCCGGATATGATATACCAATGGAACGTCCACAATCGCAAAAAAATAACGATGCCATTTCTGACATCGTTGTAAGACTACGAACAGACGAAAAGTTTCTGCTTGCAGTGAAAAAGATATATGATTTTAGGCCTGAAAAGTTAGACAGCTTTCTGCAATTGCTTGATTGATTCTCTCTATTACATACTCTTGCAAAGGATTTGATAAATAAGGTCAAGTAAATCAAGATCGTTGCATTTTTCTAA